TGCCCTCTTCATCGGCCTTGAATTCTACTGGTATGTTCTTGTACTTCATTATACGTCGCTCGTTATTCTTGATTTGCGAACAGGTCGTAGTGTGCAGCGGCAGTTGATCGCCTCGCTTGGCTCACCCAGTCCGGGGCCTTCGCCCGCACCATCTACGTACTGATCAAATGTTTCGCCTTCGTCAATCCACTTACCATCCAGCTCTTCGTGCGTCTCGCGTACATCAGCATCACGCTGCGATAGCCAGACTTGCACGACCTTGCGCTTTGGGTCAGTTTCCCGCTGGTTAACACGCTTGACGGTTTGACGCTGCACTACGCTTGCCTGCGCTTTGCATGTAGTCGTTGCGATCATCTTTGCGCGGGACGTTGTAAGCTCTGTGAACTTCTTTTGCAATGCCGCCTGCACTACATCGACCGGCTGCCCTGCATTGGCTTCGAGAACCTTTGCCACATCCTTACGTGTAGTCTTTAGCGATTCGGTCATGCTCTCCGTCATCTTGCGAATCTGCTCATCGCGGATTTGGTCGGTAAAGCTCTGCACCTGTGTTAGATCACCGCCGACGCTCTCAAGTGTCAGCTCGATAATGCGAGTGCGTAGAACGTCCTGCGTCTCGCGGTTAGCTACCATAAACTGCTTGACAAGCTCTGCGATATTGATTGCATCCTGCGGCGCTTTGACCATTTTGTTGACGCCAACAAAACGATCAGACTTTACTTGCTTCATGACAGCACGCTCGACACGCTTCATCATGTTAGCAACGTCTTTCTGTGTAGGTGCAAGCGCCTTTAGTACCACGTCCTCCTGCTTCTGCCAATACTTGACTGCTTCTGGCTCGTGCCACTTTACCTTGCGGCCTTCGACACTTTCGATGGGGTCTGCGTTCTGTACTGGTGCGGATGCTCTGCCTTCGCGCTCGTCTTCGTTGTCCATCTGACCGACTAGCTTGTTTGCCCACGTCTGCCCAGCGTCACCGCCCCACAATGCCCACGCTATGCGCCCTGCGCTGGGAAAGCCGTCCTGATCTGGCTGCCATCCTTCCCCCTGCTTGTCTACTTCGTGACGTGCAAAGTAGGAAGCCATACGCCGTGCTGTATCGGGCGAAATGTTACGACCATTCGATAGATCGCGAGCGCGTGCCACACCTACCTCTGTTCCACCGCGTCCATATTCTTCGCGCCATTCAAGACCCTTCGCCGCTTCATCGCGCACACCCTGCGGCGGGCTAAAGTCAATCTCATCGTATGGGGCTTTGAGCTGCTTTGCTTCTGGCTCATCAGCGCTAAACGCACCAAAGCCGCCTGCCGGTTGCTGATCGTATGCAAAAATATCGCCGTTCTCTACATCTTCATACTTAAGCGTTGCGCGTGCTTCGTTGAGCGTGATGATGTTTGCCGTGAACTGCTCTAGTGCCTGCTTTTGTATAGCTTCCGCGTCTGGTTGCAGTGCCTGCACCTCTGACGTATCAAAAGCAAGCTGAACGTCTGGGAATTCCTTGCGTAATCCCGATTCGAGCTGCTCTTCAAGAGCATTCCAGAACGGAACACGGGTCAAAGTAGTATATTCTTGGTAAGCACTAGCTAGATTGTTGTATGTGCTACGTGCAAGGCCCGCGCTTGTCAATACAACGGCTGGATGGATGCGGAATGCACCACAAATTGCCGTCTCAAGTTCCTGCGTTGTCTCAATCGCTTGCAGCTTCTGGGCATCTAGGCCCATTTGCTGGTATGACATCCCATTGCCTAGCACAATCGCATCCGTACGATCTTTGCCGTTGGCATCCTTGCGTTTACGCAACTGCGCCCGCAAAGATTCGACCTGTGAGATAGGAACATCGCCCGGAGCTGATAAGATGCCGCTCGGGATAGCATTAGAAGCCACAAGCGAGTAGATCGTAGCTTGCAGCTCGTTGTAGGTGTTGATCTTATCCCATGCTACGCTGATAGGGCTTACGCCCTTGTGCATGTTCACAGGATCACGGTATGCTGGATTTTGAATGTGGATTACATCATCCGAAGGCCAGTCCTGCGTTATGTTGCCTGACTGGTAGCGGTAAGCGTACACCCAGCCCAGATCATTCAGCAGAGGCGCTACGTGAGCATCCGAGTACGGGTATAGCTCAACGATGTTGCCCATTGCCGAGCGTACCTTGACGATGTATGCATTGCCGCCTATCGCTAGGTATGTCCAGACGATCTGCCAGAATTCAGCTTGACCCATACGTGGGTTCGGCTTGCGAAATAGCAGACTGACGGGATGGTTCCTGTTGATCGTACCATCGTCGTACATAGCAGCCAAAGGCGGCTCGTTAAGCGTAGATGCGTAAACACCCACACAGGCCGCTACGACTGGGTTGCGATTGAATCCGTGCTCGACGTTGGCAAGGTAACCAGCTTTTGAGGGATAGCCAATTCGCCCCCCGATTTGCGTACCGTTAGGGCTAGGAAGTCCAATGTTGTTGCGACCAAATATCTTTTGGAAGTAGTCGCTAATTGCCATTATAGCTCGTAAACGTAAGTGTTTGATTCGTGTCCGTTTACTGCATAGATGAGAGCATCGACCATATCGTCTTGCTTCCCATCCTTCCCGTCGAACATAAGCAATTGCTCTGTAAATTCCAAAGGTAGGGTATTAACGTGCTTCACGTATCCGTGTTCGTACTTACCCGCTACTGGCAGGAAGCGCGTTAGCTTGTTACGTCCGCGCGGGTTTACGCCCTGTATATTGAGCATCGTTTCGGCGCGTAGCTGTTGCACCATTACCTCTTGATACGCTACGTTTTCCACGCACACGCGAACGGCGTTCCAATTGTACGCGGTCTGTTTGATCCGCTCTTTGGTTTCGTTAAATGACCATTTGCCAAAGATCATATCCGCGACGTAGTATGTCGTGCCACGCTTGCCCACTACGGCAATAGCTCTATCGTCCGCGTTGCCCTTCATGCCAACAGCTAAGTCTACGCCGATCACGTACGATATATCATCTTCGGGTAGTAGTGAGTATTGCAGCCACTCCTTACGCATGATGCGTCCCATTGGGCCTATGAACTCCCCTTCCAATTCCTGCCGCGCGTATTCGCTCGTATAGGTTTCTTCTAGGTTTCGTACGTACTCACTAGGCAAGTTGATATTGTCGCGTGTCTTCGCCGTTACCACGTGGTAGTCTGGATTCCCGCGCATTGCCTTTTGGTATATGCGCTCGTATACCCAATTCGTATCGCCGTTGGGTGATGTCGTGATCCAGCATTTTGTAGGGTCGCGGCGAATACGACCTAACATAACATCCCATATCGCCCCGTCCATATAGTCCGCTTCATCTAACCAAAACCAATTCAGATTCGGGCCGCGTAGCGAATCGGGCTTATCTGCGGAGCGCCAAAAGATCGTAGTCCCGTTTACCATCTTGGTAACACCCTCGCTCTTATTGTGCTCTACAATCGCGTCGCCGAACTCATCAAAAAACGTTAGCTGAGTAGCATCCCGCAGCATGGGATACGTTGGCGCTAGGATCGTGCCGTACGTGCCCGGCGGCTGCCGCATAACTTCGACACACCCGGCAAACGATTTACCGCTACCGATACCCCCGATAAATGCCCTATGCCTCGCCGGACTCTTCCAAAAGCGGAGTTGCGCCGGCAGGCCCGATATCTTCCGATTGTGATTCTTCGATGTCATGGCCTGTTATCACGATGTTGAAAGATTTGTTTTCGGTCGTCTGATGCACCTTTTGCGTAAGCCCTAGCCGATGCTCTGCCATGCGTAGCAATACCTGCGCGTTGCCTTGCTCTACGCCTAACTCCCATAGCTTATTGGCTATTGCGAGATCGCCGTCGGCTTCGCCCTGTTCGTATATCTCGCGGTAGTTCTTGGCAATCGTAGGATGTGTTACACCTAAATCCCTAGCAAGTTTACGAAAGCTCATGCCAACTTGCCCGGCTTTGTAGATAGCATCCTCATCTAAAATCTTTTTAGGTCTGCCCATTTTCTTCCATTCATAACTAGTTTATTTTTTGGAAAGTTACTCCACACTCTCTACCTGCACGTCAAAGTTAATATCCAACAACGAATCCATACGCTCGATGTATTCCGCGAAATTGCGATCCGTTTCTATCTGCCCTGATATCTTGTTTATACCGTGCATAACCGTCGTACGATCTAGCCCGAATAAACGCGCTATAAGTGCATACGATAACAGGTACTTACGATGCAGAAAATACATAAGTAGATATCTGCACTCGACTAGCCAATCTTTGCGGCTCTTTCTAAGCAGATCATCCCATACGCAGCCGTAGAGCTTGCAGAACTGATCTATTAAGTTCAAGATAGCCGGGTTTTTGGTATTCGGTTTCATAATGCCTCGTATTGTTGTATTGCCTTAAAAATCTGCAGTGCCACCTGCGGTACTATGGCGTTTCCATATCCTTTGATTGATTCGGCTCTCCACTTTGAAAAGGTAATTCCGTCCAATTGGGCGGGAAGCCCATCATTTCTGCTACAAATCGGGGATTCAGTTGGGAACCCGCTCCAGTCACCTCTCCCAAATTGCTCTTGCCCCTGTCCGTTGCTGAATCTTTGTACGCAAACGCTCTCGGCGTCGGCAGCATCCGACTCTCCACAACATCCCGCAATTTGACACCCCACCTGACTCCATGTGTATTCGTCCTGTAATACCCTTTCCCGTCCGTCTGTACGTTTTTCACAGTTCCTACTTCCACATCCGCAGTTCGTGGCGTTGGCAACAAACCAAACTCTGTCTCTTCTGTGCGGAGCGTTGACGGCTGCAGCTGGAAGAACAAACGGTTGTACGGCGTAACCTTCAGTTTCAAGTTCAGCGCACACCTCGTCGAATACCATCCCTCCGTTCCAAGTAGCAATGCCGAAAACGTTTTCGCCCACAACCCAACGCGGTTTGACTTCGCGAATACATCGTAACATGTGTGGCCAGAGGTGACGATCATCGTCTTTCCCTTTGCGTTTGCCCGCTGCGCTATACGGCTGACAAGGAAATCCGCCGGTAAGAATGTCAATTTGTCCGGCATGTTGTCGAAAATCTGTAGTTGTGATGTCATGGTAGCTGATGGCCTCGGGCCAGTAATGTGAAAGAATCTTACGTGGGAACGGCATCCACTCACAATGGAAAACGTTATCCCATCCCATCCATTCGGCTGCAAGGTCGAAACCACCGATACCAGAAAACAGTGAACCGTGCCTCATATCCCCTGCGTCCTTTGTTGTAAAAGTTCTAGATAATGTTGCGCCTCTTCAGGCGTTGCCGTCTGTTTGCTCTGTAAATCGCGTATTTGCGTTGGAAGTCCCGGAAGTATGGTTACGGTAGGGTTAGGCGGTTGAAAGCCCCTGACGGGCATTTGTGGGGCTAATACGGGCATGTGTGCTTTGTCCTGCTCACGTGATAGCCAAGAATTGACAAAACGTAGCATCCCGCGCGCTGTTTTACGCTTTGCGGGGTTTGCTTCTAACCATCCAATGATCTTGGATAGTTCGGATTTGACGTTTACCGCCGGGTATAGTTCCTGCCAGCGCGTGAATTGATCTTTGGAGATAGCAAAGAAAAGGCCATCATTTTGCGGAAGGTTGGCTACGACCTCGGAAGAGGTCGGAGCACACATACTTACGTTATTGTTATTCTTACTTTCTTTATTCTTTACTTCTTTATTCTTTATGAGGTGCACTTTCTGCGCACTTTCTGGCGACAACCTGCGCACATTCTGAACACCCTTTTCTTGTAAGTCTTTATATTTACATATAGTTATGTGTGTTGCATCTGAACACTTTCTGGACACAATCAGCGCATTTTCTGAACACCACTTTAGACACGCTCGTACGACTTGTTTTGTGGTTCTTGTGTCAATTGCTATCCGCTCTTGTGATGTGAAAACCTCTCCAACATCGATCACAATATCAACACCACGTACAGTTTTTGTAGTCGGATAATGGTTGGCGGACATCAATAAATAGCACCAAATCTTGAAGTATTCTGCCCTCATATTCCATACATCGGACTTTTGTACGCGGCGATATAGCTTTATCCACGATTCATCCATGTTGTAACTAAACGATCCCGAACCCGTGCTGACTTCCTGCGGCTGATTAGTGCCGTTGCCAACCTCTCGACTGGCAAAGTCTTCACGAATTCGGGATTCTTTATGTGCGTTTTGTTTAATCATTTCAGGTACTGCAACTTACCACGTTATACAATATGCGGCGGACAAAGAACATTAACAGTTAATCAAATAAAGTAGCGCTTTGAGCGATGTTTTTAAGATTACTCGCGGCTTGTTTGAAATAGCTTTGCTTCAATTCAAATCCAACAAATCGACGGTTCATTTTTAGCGCAGTGTATCCTTCACTACCTATGCCCATGAATGGACTTAGCACAAGATCGCCGGGATTACTCCAAAGCTCTATCCCTCGCTCAATTACCTGCAATTGAAGTGGGCAAATGTGCTTTTCGTCGTCGTGCTCACGTGCTGAAGTGTATTGCAACGTATCAGAAGGGTTAATATCCATCCATATAGGACTTGCATACTTTTGCCATTTGCCAACTGGAAATGACTCCTCTGTTTTTGTGACCGGCTGCGGATTTACTCCGGGCTTACGCATGGTAATGAGATAGTCCGGAATGCCCTGCCTCGACATGCAGCTATCTTTCTTGAGCTGCTTGTAAAGCAGTCCGATAGCTTTGGTGCGCTGCATTGCTACAACAGGATCCTTCCATATTACCACCTCGCTATGATAGACAAAACCCTCGTCTTGAAATATGCGTATAAGATCGCCGCGGAAGTCCCTGAGTCCAATAACGCCGTTGTGCTGTATCGTCGATGGCAGCAACATGCAATGAAATGAAATATCGCGTCCGGGTATCATGACACGATAAAGTTCTTTAACGAGATATCTGAATTGTTCGTAAAACTCATCGTCATTCCTTGTATTGCCCATATCGAAAGGGCTATCTGAATACGTGTATAGACTAGCAAACGGAGGGCTAAATATCGAATACCCTACCGATTCGTCTTGTAGATATTGATTGATACCTAAAACGCAATCACCGTTATAGATATCGAAATTGTCGCCTTGCGAGTGATCGAACTGCATTTACGCCTCCACCGATTTAATGTGATCCGCATTTGTTTGTTTGCGGTTAAAATTGACTGAAATTGCGTCGTCGCCGTGATATCTTACCGTATAAACATTTACGGGCTTTGTCTGCCCAAAACGATAGCAACGTCTTATTGCCTGATATCGCTGTTCATAACTGTGCGATAAACTGCTAAAGATCATATTGTTGCATTGCTGCCAGTTCATGCCGAAGCCCGCGATGCTTGGCTTTGTGATGAGTACTCTGATTTTACCAGCTGCAAAATCAAGCATGGCTTTTTCTTTGTGATCTGGCTTGTCTGATCCGCGTATTTCAACTGATTCTGACACCAAATCAGATATTGCGTCGGCTTCGTAGTTGTTCTCGACCCATATAAGCCACTGCTCTTGCGATCCGTTTGCTATTGCAGCAACTTTTGCGGCAATATCATCAGCGTATTTGCGCTTCTGTTGGCGCTGTTCTGCCAATGATATAGCGACTTGCTCAAACAATGACTCATCGGGCCTTTGCGTATCGATTTGCTCATATATCTCGCGCAATTCTGGCAGCTCAAAGCCCGGCAAGTCATCGCCCAAATCTTGAGGCCTATCTATGGTTATACTCCATTCGTTTAGCCACCGCTTGAAGTCTTTAACAGCGTGTTTTTTTAAGCGCCATTTGCTTGTATCGCCACCGTCATGCACGAAGTAATTAGCGAGCATCTCTGTATGTGTGCAAATGCTTAGAAACTCAGCTTGCGTACCGAACTCTACGAAGTCATTTGGTGCCGGTGTCGCTGTCGCTGATAAGCGATACGGTATTGACTTAGCAAAAGCCGTGATCTCGTTGCGTAGTTTGCCGGCGTAGTTCTTCAATATGGAAGATTCATCTAATACAATGCCAGCAAATTGCCCCGAGTGATATTTATCGATGTGCTCATAATTCGTAATAGTTATACGTTTTACGCTACCATCACGAGAATGATGCACGTCTATACCAAACTTCTGCCCTTCACGCACTGTCTGAGCTGCAACAGCGAGTGGCGCAAGTATTAGCACTGGTTTGCCGGTATGCTCGGCCACCTTATCTGCCCATACAAGCTGCATCGGCGTTTTGCCTAATCCGCACTCAGCAAAGACTGCAAAGCGTCCGCGCTTTAGTGCGCTAGTGACTATCTGTTTCTGATAATTAAATAGAAACTCTGGCAGGTTGTCTATGACAAATCCAGCGTCCTCTAATCTCTTGCGTTTGCTGTTTACAAACGCAACGTACTCCGTGTCCATGTGTCCTCCGTTTGTGAATTAGTTAATCTTCCTCAGCCATACTTGGTACCCCTTGTGCAGCATCTCCCATTCTCCGTCGGTAGCTTCTAGAAACATATCTATGCCCTGCTTGGGTGATAGCCCCGGATCGAATGATTCACGCCACTCGTAATCGTCGAACGCTAGTATGCCGCCTACCTTCAAATACTTCCATGCCCGCAGCCCATCGCGGTATACCTGTTCCGCGGTGTGATCGCCGTCGATATACACAAAGTCATATACGCGCGGGTGTTGAAGATTAGATAGGTTCTCGAAGAAAATATCTGACGTCATGCGAAAATGATTTACGCGCCGGAAATGGTAGGGGTATAGATTCTCGATATAAGCGTTGTATACGTCGTTCCAATCCCATTCCTGATGCGCTTTTTCGTCGCTACCTTGCCAAGTATCTACGTCGGTGAGCATTGCGCCTTTACCTGTTAAAATGTACTTGCATAGCCACCGGCTCGCATGGCCTACAAATGCCCCAATCTGCAATGCTTTGTAGTGATCCTTGCCGGTTTCTGGCAGCAGGAACCGCGAGAAGTTTTCGCGGGCCGTCATGTCAAACCAGTTTGGATAGATGTTGTTGCTCATTCGCCCACCTCCCGATTATGCAGCCAAATTTCAAAAGCGATATACGCTACCGTCAATACCAAGCATACCGCTAGCCCCTTTTCTATTGCGCTCATTCGTCCTCCAATATGTTAATCCGTGGCCTGTTTATCCCCAGCAAATCGCAAGCATCATTTACACAGCGTACGACCGCTATTTGCCCTTTCCAATGCCCGGCAAAGTTGTATTGGTCTTCGGTTAGCTTGCCCTTTGCCTGCTTTACTTCGACAAGGTAATTACGCCCCTTCCATCCTACGACCAAATCGGGGAAGCCCTTGCCGATCGTGCTAGTAATTGCTACCGACACTCCAACAGAGCGTAGATAGTTTACTATTTCAGTCTGGTTTACGTCTACTTTTGCGGCTCGTCGCATGTCAGAACGGCAAATTATCTACAAACTCTTCCGGCGTCTGCTTTGGAAGTTGCGTACCGCCAGTTGCTTTCTCCAATTTCCAGCAATCAAGCGACGTAAACCAACCGCGCGAGCCGTCTTTCTTGGTATAACCGCGCCCGCGCAGATTGATCGATGCTACCACGCTATCGCCAACCTTGAAATCGTCTAACCGGCTGCATCCGTCTTTGGTCATTTGCAGTTCATATTCCTGCGGGTATTGCTCTAACTTGGTTTGTACTACGAAAGTACGTTTGGTAAAGGTTTCCTTTATCTGTTGCGTCTGTCCGATAAAGATAATCTCTCCGGCAATCTTCAAACCGTCCATTACTTGTGCCCTTTCCTGCGCTTTTGCGCCAATTCTGTTAGTATATCCATAGCGGCTTTGTACTCCGCTTCTTCTCTGCTCATTCCTGCGTCAAATTCGTAGATAGCGGCGCGTTCATGCCACTCTACAAGCTGATGATCGTTAAACCTGTTAATACAGTGTTCTATAAATTCGGGATCATGTTGCATAATCCAATCTTTTTGTTAAGTTGCGCTTACCTCCGTGTCTTTCCAATCAAAAGACATCCCGAATGATAGCCCGCGCATTGCCTCATGTGCGGGCTTTTTTTTATTCGCTCCATTCGCCTGACGTATTAAGATAGCCAAAGACGCGCGTCGTTGCATATCTACGCAGCACAAAGCTAACATCTTTTACTACCGATTGATACACCTGCTCATTGTGTGCATGTCGTACGCGCTCGGTCTTTACGATATCTTCCGCTACGGCTATAACCTGCTCGTCTGACGGTATAGATATTGGCTTTGTCTGCATCATTACCACGTACTCGCGCGCCATGTTTAGGGCTTCTGATTCCGTTACGTGCGCGTTTACGACGAACTGCTTACTATACTTCGCGCCGTGATCTGCGACCATGATAACACGTATTGCTACGATTTGCTTGTTGATCTTTATGCGCTGTATAATGTGTTCCTTCATCCTCATATAAGCCCCACCAACCAGCAGAGAAAGTACAGTAGGATGCCGAATACTAACACGATGTTAAGTAGTACGATAAATAGAATAAGAACTATTGTATCGGTCGCAAACCGTGCAAGCTGCGCGTCGTCATAGTTGCGGCGTTTCATGCTTGCCCCCTTTAATCTCTACCCACTCGCTGCAGTACATTTGGTGCGGGTCGTGTATTTCAAAATCCAAATGAGCGCACCACCAATAATGTACGGCTTGATCCTGATTGATATGGTACGCGTCGTGATCGTGCTCGCGCGATTCTTTGCACGTAATGCACTTCGGGTGCTGTTCAAATAGCGGTATATACATTGCTCTCTCCTTTGTTAAATATAGGGCCGAGATTCCCAACCCGGCCCGTTCCAATTCCCCAACCTTTGTACGGTCGGGTTTCCGCTCACCTTACATCGCAGGGTTCTTCCCTGCTAGTTATTGGTGATTTTCCGCGTTGTGCGGATTAGTTCTGACGTTTGCGTATTTCGATTGCATGAATGTCTAGCAATCGCGCCGCTATCAACTCTCCCAAATCTTTAGAATGTACGCGCATTGTTTTTGACTCGTAAAATCCTTTGTCTGTACGGTTATTACGATTGAGTACGCGTATCGTATGCGTATAGCCATCATTGCGCTGATCGCATCTAATGTTATACCAGTTAGGGTGTCGCAGTATTTCGCGGAAAATCTCGTATCCTCCGCAAGATTTGTATAATTCTTCGGCGGTCTTTGGCGCATTTTTGCTTACCGGCATTGTACGTTTGAACTTGCTTTTACTTGGCTTTGCTTCAAACGGCAGGCGCTGTGTAGTTTCCTTGTATGCGTATTGTACCGGAGCTTGATACGCCCGCGCTGCCGATACTCGCGGCTTTGGCTCTTCGATGCCTAGCCAGCGGCGAATCAAAGATTTAATGCTCATACCCCCTCCTTTTCTGATAGTTTGTTATAACGATCATAGTCCTCTTGTAACTGATTAAGAGCGCGGCAGAACTCAATAGCGTCCACCCATCGCATATCGCAACACCACAAACCGGCAGCCGGCATCACTGGATTGCCGGTAGTGTTGTCCAATATCCAACACCTTATACCCGGCCCCGGCTGATACCCCTGCTCATCGCTCATTACAACGAAACGGCGTTCTTTTGTCATGGTTTCACCTCGTGATATAGTCCCGCTTTCCAAACCAAGTTAAGTTCCTTCGCGCGCCGTGCGATATAATCGCGGATCGGCGCTTTGATTTGCTCGTCTACGCTCTTCATTTCAAACACGATTGCAGTCAGCTCTTCTGCGCCCGTAGCGGCGTCGATTGTCGATAGCCATGTTGCTACTGCTTCGTCCTGTTCCGGCGTGTTAGGCGGCGTTATAGGCGGCAATTCGACACGTTCCGCGCCGTGTACCTGCGTTACTTCCTCTTCGTCCAACATACCAAGACCGCAGGCGCTTAAAATTGCCCGACGCTTTGCCTGCGTTGCGGCTTTCTTCATCGCATTGCTTGCCGCATCGCCGCGCATACCGCCAATCGTAACAGCTCCTATGTCCTCGGAGTAGCTGCCCGTTGGTGTTTCGCACCTTGCAGTAACTACATACTGATCGCCGACAACTTCGCGCGATACAATAGCGACACGTAGCCCGCGAATAGATGTTAGCTGCGCCGTGCATGTCTTGTTTGCGTACAGCGTGAGCTTGCCAGATAGCTTGATTAGGTCAAACGGCTTCTGGTATGGGTCTAATCCCACCCGCTCGCATACCAGTTTGTAGTACTGGATGCGCTGTTCCTGTGACATTGCAGACAGATCGCCGTTTACTACCAGCGTCTCGAATAACGCTGCCGCCTGCGACTCGTTAATAGATGCTGCGACCGCCGTGTTAGTCGCTGTGATTGCTTGGCTCATTTTACCTCCAACCTTGTAGTGTTGATTAACCTTGCCCCGTCCACCGGCACGCCGTTCTTGAGCGCATCGGCAATTGCTTTCTTATCGGCTGAATACGTAGTCTTTTGTACTACATATTCTTTTGATATCATAATCTCATCTACTATCTCTACCTTTGGCGGGTTCTTGCGTAGCTTGAGCGTATATAGATCGGTCACCACTTCCTTCACATCTACCATCTCCATATAGCGCTTAACTGCGTTCTCGAGCCGTTCTGCCCTTGTTATCCGCTCGTTACGCAGATTGTGCAAGCGTTCCTGCTCTAACTTGATCGCCTCTGCTGACATCTTGAGATTTGCCGCAATGTCCATTGCCTGCACAATATACTCACGGAAGTTCTCGCCCGCTTCTTCTATCGCATCTTCAAACATTGCGACGACTTCCGGATCGTCTGTGTGCATCATTTGATTCATGAGATCAGCGAGCTTGTATGCCGCCCCGCTGCTACTCGTGAATGTCTGCTTGGTCTCTCGGAAAATCATTTCGTGCCCCCTTGTAATGCTGTGTTAGTAGATGTGTGAGTTGCTTCTGTGCGCTCCTGTTGTTGGCTTTTGCCTCCTGTAATAAGAGACGATGGATATTCGCCGGCAAACGGATCATCTTGTGCGCTGTAATGTGCTTCATCTTCCCACCATTCGTAAGTATGTTTAGTGCGTTTTGTTTGTTCTTCAATCAGGTGCAAATATCGCTTTGTCATGCTCATGGCATCACCTCGTTATAAATGTCTGCAATGCGTTGGGCGGCTTCGGCGTGGGTTATATCCAAATGCAGATAACCCATAACACCATCAATCGTAGTGTCTATGACATGCCAGCAATTATTTGGGTCATACCACTCCACCGTCCAGCGCTTCTGCTTGACGTAGGGTTCGGGGCGTATAATATGTTGCCATGGTTCTCCAAGTTCAACAGTTTCAAACTGACACATTACAGCATCACCTTCATACATTATCCAAACCCTACCATCTGCATACACATCCGCTTTTGTTGGCAAACGGTCTGTTATCCATTCACTCATTGCTGCTCTCCTTTGGCTTTGGCGATGGCGCGTTGCACTGTTAAGGCGACCGAATGTGCATAACCATCATTATAGCTGATTCGCTCTAAAATCTCGATGGCTTCCTCCAACGCTTCCAGCATGTCAGGGGCGGCGGCGAAAAGCTGAAACATCGCGACTGTTTCGGGGTCGTCATAGAACGATGCAACAAGATTTTGCTTTTCGCTGCTGATATACATTCTACAAGGTTTTTTTTTATCTGTCTCAAAAACAACTTTGTAAATGGC